TAGTCGTCACCATTGTAGCAATGGAGGTTGAAATCTGTCACCTCAGCACCGTTGGCGATCAGGTTGTTGATAGAGTAGACAGCATCAGTCTTGACAACAGTGGAGAACGTGGTCATCTCGCTCTCAGCACCAGGATGCCAGATCACACGCTTGATAAAACGCTTGGCAGAGGGGGTGCAGGGGTAGAAATCAACTTGGGTGGCAGAGTTGATGAGTTGCATGGGGTGTTCCCTTGACGACTTCTATAATATACGGCACGCGGAGGTCACGCGGACAGTTCAGTGGACACTCCGTCAACTGTCTCCATAGATGGGGATGATGTCAGTGCGACAATGCTGCGTCTTGTTGATATGCTGTTCCCACAGAGCGGCGTCTTCCAAATTGTAGAAGATCGCTTCTTGGCGGGAAGTGCCTTTCTTCTTGTTCTTCATCCACACAACTGCGTACTTCATGCCAAAATTCAGGGTAAACGACAATGTTAACATAGTGACGACCCCACCGTGAGTTAGCACTCGTGGGCAGTGGGATGTCTTTGAAACAAATAGTGATGTAATACTCACTAATGAAAGAAATATAACCTGTAACATGCCCATATGTCACAGGTTGGAGCAACTCAAAGTCAGTCGGTTTCATCGAAAACTTTCCGATCCTTATTCTCAGGTTTAGGGAGACGGAACATCTCCTTGAGATCATTCAACTCAGTTAGTTGTCTTTGCAAATCGTCAATTTGACGTTGTAGGATTTGGAAGTTGGTGTCGTTGTTATTCTGCATCATCAAGATGTTCTTGATGGCATCTTTAAATTCTTCTTCTGTCATTGTATCAGAATCGCTTAGGTAATTTATCATACTGCCACTTCTTGGCAAGATCTCCAAGGTCAACTTCACGGTTACCCATCATGAGATCGTAGAGACTGCGAGCACGACAGTATGCTTTCTCATGGTATTCTATCACATCATTGATGCAAGATAGCATCTCTTCATACGCTTGTCTGCTCGATACTTTATCATCTTGGAGGTAATCGTCGATAGCATCTTGCATACGACATTTGCGTTGCTTTTCATAAGTGTTGTCAGGTCCAAGAAATGGGCGTCCTTCAATAGTCACGAATTAAACTCCTCGTTACGGCGTCGGTCAAGGTAAGCAATGATCTCACCACGCCATTCTAACAACTCATGATAACATTTCTGCTCGTGAGCGTCTTGACGTAGTTCATGATCGGGTTTCAGAACACTTTCGTAGAAAATGTAGAAAGCATCTTTGCGTTTCTCGTGTTTGTTGAGACTGTCCCAATCCATGATAGTTTAGCGTGGTTCAATGTATTTTAGATGGTTGTGTGAGGAAATCAGTATATCCTCATACTTTCTTTACGATTCAGGGGCAGAACGTCAAAGAGGTTCTATCATAATGACAAATGACATCAAATGACATAATGATACGATTCTTGACACATGGTTGAGCATAGTGCTGGAGGAACGAGGGGAATATCATAACACATCCCTCACCAACCTCATCCATTGTCTTGGTTTGATCCATGAACCCTGTGTTTGGTGCTTCACCATATTGTGCAAGGAATGTGGTAGTGTTTGGTTCTTCTAAATTCAGCAAATAAATGCCAGACCAGTCACCACGACTATGTTTATGAACCCGAGTATTTCCTCCAGGTTGGTAGTTATTCCACCAAAATGAATCAATCTCAAGTTGCATTGGTTCATCCAATCCTTTTTCAGCAATCATCTGCTGTACTGGATTGTATACAATATCAGCAAGCATCTCTTGATTGATATATGGATACATCTGATGATAATATGATGTGATAGATCCATCAACAGTGACTGTATTGCTATCATTTTCAGATAACTTACTGATGATAGGTATCAATGTGTCCTTGATTGTTTGATGATTGTTGACTTCTGTCCAATATACAAATGGACTATCAAACTCATACATCATACTGGTGGACCTCCAGGACCCCACCCATCATTCTCGGGAACACAATCATCATCATCCACTTGATCAACTGACGCAATGTCACATACTGGCACCTCATGCTCACCACCAATCAAATACCATGGCATAACAACACCATGATATTCTGGGTGTGCCTGAAAGTCTTCAGGGTAGACACGATCACCCACATACTTTAGTTCGCTTTCGGGGATAGCGTTGTCGCGTAACATTGCTTGTAGCTGCAAGTGTGTCAACTCGTACTGCGTTGGAACTTTCATTAGATCTCCATTCACGTCTCAATCCTATCACACTGTCAAGGGGGTGTCAACGCCATCTAGGACCGACTACCCACCCCACGATCGATTTCCTTGTGCCAGACTTGACCTTGCGGACTCTGTGCAGTACCCTGCTGTCAAATATAATTAACTGACCGCGTTGCTTTGGTGCTTCTCTCAACAACCCAGCGTCAAGAAACTGTAACTCTCCACCCTCATATTCATCTGGATGTGATAACTGCAGAGAGAATGATAGTTTCCTAGTATACTCACACTGTTGTTGGACATGTTTATCTAACTCAGAGTATTTTGAACTAGGTTTAAACTTTGGTGTAAATTCTGTGTACAAGTGTTGATCAGGGTGCCAACCATAGAACTGTCCCTCTTCATACACAGTGTACTGAATGTTCTCGCCATCATAACATGTGATGTCATACAAAAAGTTTTGACGATTTGCTTTCAACACATAGTACCACAGATATGCTCCTATCCAAGAGTCATCAGTATTAAAATATGCACAGTAAGAGTTCCTCCTACTAGGCATGTTACCATCCTTGAGAGTATCAGGACGATGAACTTGTGCAGATTGCAATGATAGATTGTCTGTATCTTTTATAATACGATCTATAATTTCATCAGGTATTTTAGTATTGCATTCAAAGATCGTAGTTGCCATTAGATATCTTCATACTCATGTACACACACACTATCAAGTTCTCTCTTTACGATAGTGTTTCCATCCCAAAGGAATTTCAGCATAGTTTGTTGCATTCTAGGAGATGAAGTGAGGATGTAGTCATGCTCATCCTGAGTAATTACCTCATCACTCAATAGTTGTGCATACAATGCTGTCTTTTGTTTTCTATAATATACTTCATCTCTACCAGCATATACATCATGAGATGCAATCTGGATAGGAACTCCATCAATAACAGAGAGTGAGAATTTAGAACTGTCGGTTAAGTCAAACCAATACTTGCATGGGAAGATGCCTCTGTGTGTAATAACAGATGATCTGATCTTCTCGAAACCATCTTTATTAGCAAATTCACTTACAGTTGGTAAATCTTTAGTTTGAATCTTTACACCAAAGTATTTGATGTTACCATCAGCAGTAAAGTATACAGAGTGAACTACAATAGGCACACCTCTTTCTCTAAGAGACTTTAATTCTGCTGGTTCATCACCATACAAACCATCAAATGGTTCAAATCCAACATATGGAATGTTGTTAAGAGTGATCTCATATCCATAGAGTTCAGTACCATCAACTGTGGTATACGTTTTCAGTCCAGCAAACTGCTTACCAGGATCTGTAAATTTTGATTCAAATGTCTTTAATGAATCTACACATGCATTATCTACGAAAGGAGATGCAATGGTTGCATATTTGTATGGAATCATCTTAGCATAAGAGATTTTCTCTTCTGTGCCAAGATCAAATATATTTGTTCCTTTGAAGTGATCTCTCATTTTAATCTTAGTTTCCAAGCGACGGTTTTTCTTAATCCACCAAATGTTCTGGCAGGTTCTTCAGAAAAATGCGGGATAATTCCTGGGAAATACACCGCTTTATTCAATTCTGGATATACAAATTCAGGACCTTGATCAAACAAGAATGTTGTCTTACCATTCCATCTCACATCCCATGTGGTATTAGCATATAATAGAAAAGTTCTACCATATTCATCATGAGCATCCTGATGTGGTTGACCTCCTAGACCATATGTTGATCCGTTGGCATAACAAGTTATAACTTGGAGTTCATCACCAGTTAATTCTTGTATTTTATTTAGAAGATCTTCAGTAAAGAACTTATTATCATGCAGTGACATGCTCCAGAATGGGGGAGTATTGTGTCTAGTGCTACTGATATGTCCATATCTCCACATTGGTCTCTCTAGATACCTTGACATAGTTTCCAGTTCTTCAACCGAGAACACTGGTTTGTATATCTTTAAAGCATCAGCAGTGAAGAACGTATTCTTTACCAATTCAGAATTGTGCATAATTTCTAATCAAACGATAACGAGTCTTCTCTAGTTCACCAATAAAAGGGTGGAGTGCTTCACCATTTCTAAGGAGCGTATCTGCATATTCTACCAGAGTTTCTCTAATTCTGCTATCACTGATAATAGATTCTAACCAGAATACACAAACTCTACGCTCACCAGATGTGACTGGATTAACTTTATGCATCAACCCAGTAGGATAAATGATTGCTTGTCCTGGTTCCAGTTTATATTCTGTATCCATATTACCTTGTCTGAATACTAACTCACCACCCTCATATTCATCAGGTGAATTCAGAAAGATTGAGACACTATAATCTGTTCGTAGTTCGTTTATTTGATAAAAATCATTGTGAAATGCGTAATGCATTCCCTCTGTGTAACGCAAAAACCTAGGGAAAGTAGTTGCCCTAGGTAAAAACATATAATTGAACTTTTCGTTCTTTTTGATTGCACTGTCAACATATTGAATCAAAGATCCTTCATGAGTGCTATCACGAAGTTCTTCATTCCATTTACCGTTTCTATCACTTGATCCTGATACAGATCCATCTACAAATAAACAAAATTCATAAAAATCATTAATAGCATTCACATGCATTCTCTCAAGGAGATCAATAATATAGACCATAATGTATTATGCGTAGTTGTTGTTATCTGTTTCGCTAGTAGATGGGTTGTTTTGTTCTTCTGGTGCGAGAGCAGTCTCTGGTTTGACTAATGTCTTATCTAATGCAGGGAAGTAATTGAATAATTCCAATTCATTCATCAATTCATATGCCTTTTCTGTTACCACAATATCTTCTTGATTGTAGTTGTTAACAAAATCAGAGATATTCATAATGTTCTTAGCAACAAAGTCTGTAGAGACATTGAAGTCTAGTTTATCAAATTGATCGTCAGTTGACAAGTATTCTACATCTCTATTAGGATACTTTTCAACATATTTGTTGGGATCAATAGGATACTTTGTCTTTGATACATGTTCAAATGCTTTGTAGTTGCTCTCGAAAGTATCAAGGTCTGGTAGCAATGCTCTTAGTCTTCTCCTCCAAGTCTTCCAGAGTTCTAATTCTCCCTCAAACTCTTCCTCATAATCAGCAAGCATTCTCCAGTCAGAATACAGAAGCATTTCATCAATCTGCATTCTCATCTTTCTCCACTTTGCTTCATAGTAAAACTGATAATCAAAGAGTTTCTTAGATTCTTTGACCCAATTAGTTCTTCTCTCTTCTTTTGTTAATGTGAATAGAGCAGAGAATAATTCATAAACTTCTTTTGACTGTGCAGGAGTAGCATCTTCATACCAATACGTCTTCCAGTATTGTGAATTGTTTGCACTATCCGTTTTTAATCTTCTCTTCTGACAAAGATAAGATCCGTCAGTATAATAAATGAAATACTCAATCTCATCTTTACCAGGAATATGCCATTGAGGATTTAATGTTGGAAGAACTCTCTCTACCCAAACTGTATCATCAATTTTAGCGGCAGTATAGTTATGCAAAACTGCTAGTTGCTCCGCCATATTCACCTCTAAGATAGTATTCTTAAAGGTGGCGTCTTTCCTGTTGATGTACTCTTGTGTCATTTTACCTTGGAGATTGCAGATACCATCCTGTCAGTATATATTTATCCTGAGAATAAACTGTTAATCCCCGATGCACATGAGTCATCGCTGCTGGCCAAATAGTAATAGTTCCTTGAGTTGGTCTAATGCGACGACGTTGATGTAAAAACTCTGTCTCTCCCTCATTCTCTGGCATATCATTGAGATAGAGAATCCACACTAACTCTCTGTTACAGTGAGAGTAGTCACTAGATTCATAGTGCCATACATGATATCCACCCTCTGGTTCTGTTTTCTGTAGTTTTAAGTCTGTAGAAAATAACCTACAAGATTGCAACTGAGAGTATTTGTCAATGTAATGCATTACAGTTGCTTGTAAATACTGATTTACCGCTGCTGCTAGTTCTGTACTTGTGATGTTTAGTAGGAGAGATAAGTCATCACGACCTAACTTTCCCTGTGATCCAAATTGAGTTTCACCATCCATCATCTTGCCGTCAGCAATGGATGAGTTACCTAATTCATGTTCAAAATGATTAATGACTTTTTCACACAGGTATGCAGGCATAAAGTTATCCCACACACCAATAAAATCCTTAAATTCACTCTTGGTGAGTTTAGGATCTTTCATCAATTCAAGGGGTTTGATTGGTTGCATAATCTATAAATCTGATAATAATATTTAGTATGCCTTAATTAGATACTTTACTCTGAAGAATGGTTGTACAAGAGGAATAGTTACATTGGGTCTTAAAACAACATCAGGAATTAATGCTTTCGCAGATGATAATTCAAATTTACCTCTATTAACACGAGCACCTAGTTCAGTATGTG